ATCTCCTCTAGTAACCAAAGATGGTGTCACTGTCGCTAAATCTCTTGGTGTTGCCAACGCTGAAGCTAATATAATTATAGAATCTGCAAAAGAGATATGTTTAAGAACCGCTAAGCAAGCAGGAGATGGCACGACAACTGCTATTGTATTAGCTAACGCTATAACAAAAAATGGTCTTGAATTTCTCGAGAAAAATCCTAAATACAACCCACAGAGAATGGTGAATGAGCTTAACGAGCTTTATACCAATGTTGTAGTTCCTTTTCTTAAAAAGAACGCTAAACCAGTTAAAGAAAGACATGAACTTATAAATGTTGCCACGATATCTGCAAACGGTGACACTGCTATAGCTACTGCTGCAGTAGATGCAGTAATAGCTGCAGGCGAAGACGGTCAAGTCCTTATAGAGGAAGCAGATGAATCCGGTATAAGAGTTGAAACTATAGATGGTTGCATAGTTACTACAGGCTTAAAGGATCTTGGATCTATCGGTCTTGCTTTCATAAACGATAGAGCTAATCAACAATCTAAGATGGATAACGGTCTCGTGTTTTTATACGACGGCACCATAAATGATCTAAAGGTTCCTGGTGCTATACAACAAGCTGTAGAACAGACAGATTTTTACGGTAAACCCATAATTGTCATAGCTCATGGATTCTCTGATGTAGTGCTATCTGCTTTTGCAAAGACAACAAAAGGTGGATATACAGTAGTACCTGTTAAAACTCCACTTGGTGGAGTGGCAAACTCAAGAACCATGTTTCTTCATGATATGGCAGCTTATACCGGCGCTACTGTCCATGATCCCGGTACTTTAGATGCATGGATAACAGATGAAACTAAAGAAGATGGTGAAGGATTTGGTACTTTTCAAAATGCAAAGGTTACGCTATATGAAACTTTTATAACTTCAGAAGTTAATTCTGCCTTAATAGAGGCTCGTATAGCTGAATTAAAGTCTATAATGCAGATCGCGCCAAATGAGAGAGAAAAGATGTTCGCTAAGGCAGCAATAAGCAAGCTAACTGGAGGCGTTTCTACTATATGGGTAGGAGGAGGCTCTGAATTAGAAGCTAGAGAGAAAAAAGCTCGAGTTGAAGACGCCGTTGAGGCTGTTCGCTCCGCTATTGCAGAAGGTATAATTCCTGGCGGTTGTGCAGCCCATCTAGTATTATCTGATATGGTTTCAAAAAATAGAAATGCTCCGCCTTCTTGGGAGATAATGGCAAAGGCGCTTAGAGCTCCGTTTGAGATGTTGCTGTCTAATTGTGGCGAAGATGTTAACGATATATGGAATGCTCTTCACGTCCATGTCTCTAATATAGACATGGTTCCTCAGTATATATTTGATGCTAATGCACATAAGATTGTAGAAGCAGAATCCGCAGGAATAATTGAACCTGTTAAGGTATGTAGAGTAAGTTTAGGTAATGCTCTTTCTGTAGCTTCTTTGTTAATAACATTAGGCGGCATAGTTGTTACTCCTAGAGATTTTACACTAGAAAATCAACTTGCTCTTAGTAGAGATGCCTTTAAATCCATGATGGACCCTAACACTGGCTTTGTAGGGCAAGAGTAATGGATACTATAAAACGCTTTATAGCAGAAAACAAACTAGTTCAATTTTTATTAGTTGGACTTTGCGGTATTGCTATAGGTGTTATATTTTATCCAACTAAAGAAATACAAGAAAAAGAAAAAATTAAATATGAGCAGCAAATATCAAAGTTATCTGAAGAGCATAAGATAGAGCTTAATAAGCTCAATGAATCTTTAAAAAAAGAGAAACATAGAGTTGTAACTGTTAATAAAGACTTAAGATCAAAGCTTGATAAAATCACTATTGAAAATAAAGAACTTAAGAACAAGCAAAAAGTTTCTTATTTTAAGCTTATAAAACCAGATGGCACAATAGAAATAAAAAAATTCTCTGAATCTGAAGTTAATGAGTCTTCTCAAGTAATAACAAAGATTCAACAAGAATTTGAGTTTAGATTAAAGTCGGTTGAAGACAAGTGGGAAAAGATACACGAACAGCGCGTTTCCTCGATAAAAAAAGAGTTTGATAAAAAAGAAGAAGAATATAAAAAGCAGACACAAGAACTTGAAAAAATCAAGATAACGGAAATAAATAAAAAGAAATTTGGGCTTGAAGTTGGATTGAATTTACAGAAACAATTATATGGCCACATTACTTACGATCTTTTTGGACCTTTATTTATTGGTTTACATTCTCAAGTAGGCTCCATAAACACTGGAGCGGGCATAGGTATACGTTTTTAGTATAAATAAAACATGCCAAAGTATAAATTTGTTTGTGATAATTGCGGCGATATAGCGTTAAAATACGTAAACGCTAGCACAGAGCACATTAAATGCCATGCTTGTCAAAAAGATATGAAAAGGCAACTTCCAAGTGCTGGAAGCCAAGCTGTAAAAGAAGTAGTTGATTCTTTTACGGGCACTAAACAATTTCAAGATCAAAAAGAAATACTTAAAGATAGGCAAGACGATTATTATTGGAATGTTGAAGTTCCTCGCCTAATACAAACCTATTCAATAGAGACCTGCTTAGAGCAAAAATGGTTAGTATTTAACGACAAGGGCGAGCTCGTAATAAATAAACCACCTAAAAAAAGATGAAAATCAAGAACATTAAGATATCTAATATCCTTAGCATAGAGGATGCGTCTCTTTCATTTGATGAAGATGGCCTAATGCTTGTTAAAGGTTGGGATTATGACACTAATAGATCAAATGGCGCTGGAAAAACATCAATATTTAACGCGTTATCATTCGCTTTGTTTGATAAATTGCCTAGAAAGATTACTGCATCAGAAATATTACGAAGGGGATGTAAGCAAGGAACTGTTGAGGTTACAGTCGAAGTTGGTTCTAATAAATACACTGTCGCAAGATCAAGGCCTAAAGGAGTTTCTTTCTCAGAGAATGGAAATCAGTTAACTATAACTCAAGAAGAGTTTGAATCAAAGATAGGCTTAAACTACCATCAATTTATGATGATAGTTTATAGTTCTCAGACTAATTCTATAAGGTTTTTAGCAGCTAACGATGCAGAGAAAAAGAAGTTTATGTTGCAGCTTCTTAATATAGATAGTTTTTCAGCAGCAAAAAAGAAATCTGACGAAGTAATTAAAACGTTAGACAATAATTTAACTTTATTTAAAAGTCAATTAAGTAATATAGAATCAAAAATTGAAGCTTATTCAGAGAGCATACACAACGAAGACGATATTAAAAGCCAAATTTCTATTATAGAAGAGAAAAATAAGCCTCTTAAAGACAGCTTAATTAAATATTCTAGCGTTTTAAGGCCCGATCTTACTAAATATCAATCATTAGAGGATGATATAAACACAAAAAGATTAGCCTTATCCAAAGTTAAAGCCAAGAAAGAGATACTTAATCAGGAATATAATAAACTTGCGACAAGCGTTAAGCCTTTCTCTGGCGCTTCTTCTTGCTATGCATGCGGTGGTAAATTAGATAATAAAATGGCAGCCGCCAACCATAATAAAGAAATGAGCGAAATTAAGCAGAAAATGCTTAATATAAAACAAGATATAGATCTTTGCGAAGAAAAACTTAAAAAGGATCCATCTTACGTTGATTTACTAAAAAAAATAAAGGATAAAAAGAAGAATGAATCAACCGATTATGAGTTGGCACAATCTATGTGCTCTGATTTAAGAAGCAAGATTCAACTTAATTCTCAAAAAATCGAAGCATTAGACAGTAAACTTAAAAATAATGCCACATTAAAATTAAAAATAGAAAGCTTAGCTCAAGAAGTACAAAATTTAACTAGCAAAATAACAGAAACGAGTCAAAAAATAGATCTATATAAAACTATATCTAACATATATTCTTCTACTGGTGCTCAAGCGTACGTATTAGATTCTGTTATAGATCTTTTTAATGAATCTGTAGCCAAGCATATAGAGAAAATGTGGGATTTCGCATCTTACGAGCTTATTCCTTATAAAGAAAAGGAAGACGGTGAACTAAGTACTAAGTTCTCTGAAAAATTTACCATAAATGGTAAGGAAGTTTCTGTCGGAAGTCTTTCTGGCGGAGAATATAGAGCGCTTTCTTTATGTGTAGATATTGCTTTAATAGAGGTTCTTGAACTTAGAAATGGCATATCTATATCTCCTGTCGTACTGGATGAGCCTTTTGATGGATTAGATGCAGACGGTAGAGAGCTTGTTGTAGATATGCTTAAAACGATGTCTAATAGTAAGCAGATAATAGTTATAGATCATATGGCTGAACTTAAATCTATGTTTTCAAAGACATTAACCGTAGAAAAAAGAAACGGAATATCTGCAATAACTATAGATACATGATATAATGCTTAAATGGAAAAACTTTTAAAGAGCATTAAAGAACTTAATACTTTGCTAAAATTTATTAAGCAGATTAAGGATAATCCATTGGTTCCCTCTCCTAAGATGCCCGGAGTGAAAAAATTAGGCTCTATAAAGACTCAAAAAATCACAAAAATACCTGGCATAGCGCCAAATACTCTCAAGGACCCTAACAAAGTAGCTCAGCAATTCAAAAATCCCGCACCCAAAAAACCAAAGATGGAAATTTTAAAAACAACTTCTAATGGCCAATGGGATCTTATTGAAAAGGCTGTCTGGGAACATACTCCGCATATAAAGCAGCAAGATTGTAAGTGCAGTGGCGCCAGTAGAGGCGACAACATGCATCACTACAGCTGCGTTGACGCTAATCCGAAACCAGCAGCAGAAACAGCTAGACCAAATATAGACATTAAGCATGACATGTCTCCTAAATTAAAAGATGCTATAGATAAATTTAATAAGAATGTTAATGTAGGTCATATTAAGTGGGATCACGATGATGGACACGCTTATTCTTACATAGACCATGATTATGGCGACTGTGATAGTCACGATCTAGATGAAAAAGACGCCAATACGTATCAAGATGCAATCACTGAGTGGTTACATGAAAATGAGGGCCGTAACGCTATAGATTGTGCTCAAGGCGCGCCTTGCGGCTGCAATCCGTAGATTAAATCTTGTATAATATATAAGTGAAAAAGCCCAAATATAATCAGAACTCCGTAATACGAGGAGCGCTTCGTAGGGCTTTTGCAAGATCTCCAATAGTTCAAGAGATCATGTCTCAATCTAGGCGCGAAGTACCAAGATACAAAAAAGACGGAACTAGACATAAAAAGAATTCAGTACAGCGTCAATGCCAGGTCTGCAATTCTTGGGTAAGTTCTAGCCAGATATCAGTTGATCACATATCTCCTGTTATATCCGTAGATGATGGATTTCAGGACTGGAATGAGTTTATAGCAAGACTTTGGTGCAGTAAAGAAAACCTTCAAAGAATATGCGATGAGTGTCATAATAAAAAAACATACGAAGAAAGAATAAATAGGTTGCTTAAAAAGTACATCGAAGAATTAAACATACTTGAAAAACAGATACTTGATAAAGTGATTGACCTTAAAATAGCTAAAAAACAACTTAATAAATATATCGCTAAAAATAAAACTAAAGGATTGGAATCCGTGGTAGAAAGAGCAAGAGAATTAAAACAAAAATTATAAGGAATTCTTATGGCGAAAATTGAATCTTTGAAAAAAGTGCTTAGTAAATCTTTTGTAGACAACCATGAAAATATCAATGAGGATGTGGCATCTGATCTTATCGTTAGAGCAGAACAAAAAATTAAAGAATTAAAAGAAGAACGCGCTGCCGATGAAAAATTAGCCCAGGCTCGACAGATTGTTAAAGATCTTAGTTCTGCTTACAGCAGTGCGGTAAAATACGAACAAGCAAAGATCGACTTTCTTCTTCAAAAGATAGAAGAGATAAAATCCGGTGACGTTAATCCAACTTCTAGTCTTAATGGAGAACATAGAGTATGAGTTTAAAAACAGATTATTTTGATGGTGCAACAGGCCTTCAATCAAAGATGAATGAGGCGTTTGATGCTGGTGCTGCATATGTTACAGCTAATATGAGTACATTAAGTAATGGCTTAGTTGAAGCTGCGGCAAAAGGTCAATCTAAATTTACTGTTAAAGTAACTGGCACAGGTACGGTGAATGCTAGCTATCTTAGAGCTAATAGCGGCAACAATATGCTGCTTAAGTCTTTCTTTGCTGGAATAAAAGATGGACTTGCTGCACAGGACGTTTATGACTATGAATGTTCATTACAGCTTGATGTGTCAGATTCCGTTAACACTAATGTTAATTTTTTGTTTAATTTTCAAATGGTTTAAGGTACATTAACTAAATATCTTAATTGGGGCACAGCGCGCGCTGTGCCCTTTTTATTTTGTATAACAGTAAAGATGCGTAATTTTAAAGAGCCTTGTCAATTGCATAATCATAGTAAATACTCTCTCCTGGATGCTGTTCCTTCTCCAGAAGAATGGGTCGGTTGGTGCTTAGAAACTCGTACTCCAGCATTGGCTATAACTGACCACGGTACAGCTATATCGATGTTTGATGCATTAAGGACTAAAGAATTTATTAAAAATTACAACAAACAACACGGTACTAATCATCCTCTTGATGCCGTAACTCTTATTCCTGCCGTAGAATTGTACGTTAAACTAAATTCAGATGACAAAAGCCATTATCATATAACCGCTTGGGCTTGTTCAAATGAAGGTTATCATAACCTCATGAAGTTGTCTTCCTTGGCTTACAATGATACAGTTACCTACTTTGGATCTATAAAGGCTAGAGTGACTTTTGATCAAATTAAGCAATATAAAAAGGGCATTAAATTTGGCACCGGTTGCATAGCCGGCCCCATAGGATCAGCGTTTTGGAATAGCAATGAGAAAAGAGCAGAAGAGCTTTTTTTAATGTATAAAGATACGTTTGGTGATGATCTATATGTTGAGTTTCATTGCAACGATGTTACTCATAATTTTAATAAGGGAACTGGTGGTTTTGATAAAATTCCAGGCGATGAATGTTCATGTGATGGAAATAAGCAAAAGTGGTATAATAAGTTTCTTGCTAAGATGGTGGATAAATACGGTGGTAAATGCGTTCCAGTTACAGATGCGCATTTTATAATGCCGGAAGACAAGATAATTCAGGATTGTCTGCTTAAAAATGGTAATTCAAATGGTTGGTATTTCTATGAGTCTTATCATCAGCTTAGAGCTAATCAAATGTTTGATAAGCTTAAAAATCATTTAGGCGACTGGTTAACTGAAGATAAATTCGAACAATGGATTGAAAATACTTATGAAGTTGCTAATAGCGCTAAAGATATAGAAATAAAGTTTGAATACCATTTACCTAAAATACAAATACCTCAACATATTCAGGATAAGGTTTCAAACTACGACGAGCAAACATATTATTATATGATGGAGCTCATAAAGAAACACGGAAGATGGAAAAACGACCCTGTTTATAAAAATCGTTTTAAGCAAGAGCTTGAAGTGATAATGAAGAACGAAAAACTTAACTTTATTCCATATTTCTTAGTTTACGAAGATATAGGCACATTCGCAAGATCTCAAGGCATCCTACAGAATATCGCGCGCGGTTCTGCAGGCGGATCTTTGCTTAGTTATTATCTAAAAATAATTCATGTCGATCCAATAAAAGCAAATCTTCCGTTTGAGCGCTTTTTATCTCATGCCAGAATAAGGGCTGGTTCTTTTCCAGATATAGATGCAGATATCGGCGATAGAGCCAGAGTCTTAATCATGAACTATCTTAGAGAAAAATATAGTTTAGGTTTTGCTCAGATAGCTACATTTCAAAAAATTAAAACTAAAAATGCCATTAAAGATGCGATGTATGCGCTCTATGGAAGAAATAGAAATGATCCTGAAATTAAGGCTCTATGCGACACTATTCAAGATAGTCCTCAAGGCGTTGATGAGCATGATTTTCTCTATGGATATACTGACAATGAAGGCAACTATAATGCCGGTGAAGTTGAAATAAATCAACAACTTGCTAACTTTTTTGCTTCTTATCCAGAAGTTGAAAAAATGGTTAAAAAGTTAATAGGCGCAATTCGTGGCTGGTCAAGACACGCCTCTGCCTTTGTAATATCTACCTTGGACCTATCGGCAGATAGAGTTCCAACCATGATAATGAAGGATAAAGAATTAGGTGATATAACATGTACTCAGTATGATGCATCTATGGTAGAAAAATGCGGTCTAGTCAAGGCCGATATCCTAGGTATCAAAACATTAACCGCTGTTTCTGACTGTGTTGAGCTTATAAAGAAAAACGGCGGTGTAAATTACCTTGAGGAGGAAGATGGCCTCCCTTTGATATATAGATTGCCAGAAGATAAAAACGTTTACGGTGATTTCTATTCAAAGGACACAGATTCTTCATTTCAATTTAATACTGAGCTAATTAAGGGGTATATTCAAGAGTTTGCTCCAATCAGAAGAGCAGATCTCGCTGCCATGACCGCTCTATGTCGTCCAGGTGCGCTAGATGCTCCTCTGTATGATACTACCGCAGCTCAATATTACATGGATATAAGGAATGCTAAGAAATCCGTTGACTACTTGCACCCTGATCTTGAGCCAATACTTAAAGACAGTAATGGTGTATTTGTATACCAAGAAGAAGTCATGAAATTCCTTGTTGAAATTGTAGGCTATACCTGGGAAGAGTCTGACATAATTAGGGGCGCTATCGCAAAGAAAAAACAAGAAGTGATTATGGCCACTTTCGACAAGATACGTAGCTCTTGTAGAAGTAGAGGTTGGTCTGAAGAAGCAATAGAGACAGTTTGTCAGCAGATATTAGCGTTTTCAAGATATTCTTTCAATAAATCTCACTCGCACGCGTATGGCGAGTTAGGTTATATAACCATGTATTTAAAGCACCATCATCCACTTGAATGGTGGGCGAGCATATTAAATCTTTCCATAGATGATGAAGATAAGATGAGAAAGTATATATCTAAGCTTGGTTCATTAATAAAATCACCTTCGCTTAAACATCCAACCAGTTTATTTGAAGTTAGATCTGATGGCGATCAGAAGTTTATAGTGACTCCGATTTCTGCTATAAAAGGTATAGGACCCGCAGTTGTTAGAGAATTATGTAGCAAGGCACCATTTTACTCTGTGGAAGATTTCATTAAAAGAATAGATCACGCGAAGGTTAATAGCGGCGGCATATCTTATTTGGTTAAGGGAAGAGCCGCAGACGACATGATGGATAATTCTATTTCTGATTACGCAGAAAGAAGGAAAAGCTTTATAGAGCAATATTCTTACTTAAGAGGAAAGACTATAAAACTTCAGCCAGATATTTTTGACTTTAGTCCACTGCAAATCTTTTTAATGGAAAAGGAACACAACAGGGCATTTAATAAATATCTTCTCTCTGATAGAGAGATAGTTAAAACTATTAAAAACAAATGGCCGGCTCTTAAAGACACCGGTCGCCAAGCTATTCCTCTTACCATGGGAGAGACGATAATCCTTTCTAACATTAAGGTGGCCGAAGGCATGTTTAAAAAGAACTATGAGAAAGAAGTTGGAATGATATTACTATTCGAATCATCTGAGTTTTCTAAGGGGGTTTCAAAGAAAAATGGAAGACCTTGGAATAAGGTTAGTGTAAATCTTTCAGACGGATATTCTTTTATTGAATGTGTGGATTGGAATGGTAAACACGCATTAGGCTGGAATAAAAATACTTTGGTCTATGTTAGAGGCTTTTTAAAGCAAGGTTGGAAGACCCCAGTGTGCTTACAGATAAAAGAGATAGAAAAAATTGAATCATTGGTATAAACAAATATAAGGAGAAAATATGTCGAAATTTGTATTAGTAACAGAGATTCCAAAAAACTTAAATAAGGGAGAAATTGTTATAACAGAACCTAATTTTATGCCAGAGATAGCACAAAATGCTAGAAAGGCTTCAAAAATTAAACAAACTGGCATAAATCATTTAAGAGAAGTGTTAAATTCAATTGCAAATAAATATGATAAAGACATGGATGTAATGCGAATAAAGTTAGTTAATTACGAAGGTCTTCCTTATGGCAATGACAAGGATCTTCACGATATCGTGCTCAGAATTTTAAACAAAGAATACCCTAAAGTTCTTGATAAATACTTAGATCACCATATTAAATCTAGGCCAATGGGCACTAAGGTTATTTATTATACTGGTTCTTTAAAGTCCACTACTCCGTTTTACGAAAACGGCGTTGACCTGCTTGATGCTAAAGACATAGAACATCATGTATCTAATAAACCTAAAAAGACTGTAGGTAAACCCGCGATCACCGCAGAAGAAGCAGAAAAAACTAAATTAGAGGCTAATAATACATAATTTTAATTGTTTGTATAAGATATATGATATAATATTTATATCGCCACAAAGCGAATGAATATAACCTTTGGAGAAAAACATGAGTTCAAAAATAAAACTAAATCTTGATTCACTTAAATCCCGCAGAGAATGGAAAAGACATAAGGTAAAGGACGGACACAACGTCTTTCGTATTTTGCCTCCCTATGGAGAGTCTTCTAACGGATACCCATATCGTAAATGGCAAGTTATCTGGGGACTTCTCGATCCTGAATCTGGAAGAAAACGTCCATTTGCGTCTTCCATGACTAGCGAAAAACGCTGCCCCGTCACTGAGTATGTTTCAAAACTTAAAGTAAAGGCAGAGACTCTTGAAGCTGAGCTTAAGGCTTCCGGTATGTCTAAAGAAGATGTTTCTGCTAGGCTTAAAGCAGTAAAAGATCTTATAAATGAACTTTCACCTAAGACAGTTTATGTCTACAATGCCGTTGACAAATCTGGAGAGGTTGGCCTTCTTGAACTTAAATCTACAGCTCATAAAAAAATGAAGAGCGAGATGAATCGATATATTCAAGATTACAAT